ACAAGCAGGTCCGTGCGATACCACGCAGGGCGCTCACCCTCTATGCCTAACGACACTTGCGCTGAGATAACCTGACCGTAACCGCTGGACAGACACCACGTTGGCGTAACGGCAGTGCCGGTCGCCCAAGGGGTTCCCCAAGGGCTTCCCCAAGGCGCACCTGTACCGCCCGTTGTCGTCGCCCGTGATAAAACCGCGTTGTCGAAGTCATAGGCAATTGCGCCGCCAGCGGCAAAGTCGGCAGTGCCGGAAAATATGAACCGAAACGCCTCAACCTTCTTGTTGCCGGGCAAGCCAAGATCAGCCCATGCAGTACGTGCATCGGCATTAATATTGGCACCATCATCGTCAGCACCAGAATCGGCCTGCATGACCTTGCCATCAATGGTGCCGAAATAGAGTTCCCGGTCATATATGCCCCACGCACGGGCGTTTTGACCTATGAATCTGGCCGGTGCGCCAGTTTCCATGTTCATTACGTACTGCTCAAACTGGGTTGCTGATACCGGCACGTTAATAATAAGCATATTTCTGGCTGCAAACATTTTCACATCCCAGCCGAAATTAGACTTGTACGAAGCCGCTGCCTGCACCAGTGCGCCCTTCATCTTTGACGATGGTGGCGTTGGATCAGCAAAAGCAGTTGGTAGAATGGCTACATCGTTATCCGTCAACACCAAGATATTGCCGCCAATCTTTTCAATGGCACGAATGCCCATAGGGTTGGATATTCGGTAACTACCGACAATGCTCCAAGAGTTAGCAGTACCCGGATCATCACCCTGATACACAAGCACTTCGCCGGACGACATGATGAAAACAGCATAGTCATCAGGACCGGCACCACCATCAATTGTCCAGCTTGTCATTGCCATGAGGTTGCCACCGAGTTTGGCTATTTCACCCAATGCAAATTCAGTAATGGTGCCGCCCAAAGCATTCACAGCCGAATACCAAAACGAAGGACTGTCCGGCTTCCAGAAATAAGATCGAGACTTGAATATATGGATGCCGCCCAGTTCGGCTACCGTGGGACCGGAGATTGTCATGGCAGTAACCGTGCTGCCATCATATTTCTGTGGCGCGTCTGCGGCGTTCACCAAACCCATGACACCGTTCATTATGGCGGTCTGCCAGCGTCCGTTGGAAAAACTACCGGCAAGAGAACTTGCTGCGCCTACTGAAGTCGCGTCGTAGATATTCGTCGGGCTACAGGCAATGAGTTTTCGAGTAACACCGTCGAAGAACTCAACCACTGTATCGACATCGGTAGAACCCACCCCAGTCGCGTGTTCCTGAAATCCACGACGCACAGCTACTTCGTTGATTTCCGGGTAGAAATTCACTAAATGAGTGGCATCCGTCGGACCCATCTGCACCGGATCATCACGGGTATTCCAGCCCCCAATGGGCGGCGGAAGCGATACCTTTCCTGCCTTCCTGCTACGCGGCAGGGAAGCTGGAGTCGGGTATATTAGCCGGGGTTGGGAAACGCCCATTTATCGATACCTTTTGCGGATTAATCTGTGCAATCATCATCGCCAAGGTACGCTGATACTCGGCCTTTTCTTCAGCATAGGGCTGACCAATGCGATTCAGTAATCGCCAGATCAGGCTCAGTTCAAAAATATCTTCATCAATCACGCCGGTATCAGTATCAGCCGCCCACGCGGCCTGTCCAGTACCACCATTGGATTGACAGTAGTGGCTGGATACATATTCATAAGCAATGGTTTCCACCCCAGTCGGAATCGGCTCAATAAGAAAGTCACGATCCTTGCCGCGAATACGAAATCGCTCGTTCAAAGAAACGGTTGCCAAGCCAGAACGATACAACTGCCACTCATTGGCCATAATCGGATAGGCGCGACGGTCAGTGGTGCGGTTCCAGTGTGTGAACGGCACAAAATGATCGAAGTCAGTTGGCAGTGTGTAGGCTTCCTGCGCGTCCACGGTCGGAAAACTATGCTCTTTTTTCAAGTAGTCAATGCTGTGACTGACCAGTTCTTTGCCAGTACGAACAGCGTAGCGCAGACAACGAACAGTCGTGGTATCGCTGCTACCAATGACTGACGTTGGCTGTCTTAGCCCAACTTCATCGGTTGCGTTCTGACAAATTGTGAGCAGTGTCATTCATGCCGCCTTTTTCTTTCGCGGTCGCCCCGGTGATTTCTTCTGGTTTGTCTCAAGTGCTTCAACACGAACCAGCAAGTCTGCATTCTGTTTGCGTAACAGTTCATTTTCGTCACTATTGGCAAGCCATTTCTGCGCCTTGGTTTTCAGGTTACGATAACCAACTGGCAAACGATGCAGACCCGTTTCCGCCAAATTAGCCAACGCCTGCACCGTGTATATGTTTGCTGCCTTCATGGTTGCCACTTGAGCCACATCCAGCGCAGGCCACATTTCTATCGGCAAGCCTTCCAAGGGGACATCCTTGCCCGCCTCAAAAGCAGTAAACAAATCCGGATACTTGTCATAATCGGCTGACTTCGCTGGTTGATCGTAAAGATCACGCGAATTAGGTACTTTTTTCTTTATATAGACGCTGGAATTGAAAACAGGAATATCCTGTTTTTCAGATGCGTCCTCGTCCTTTACCGCCCGATCATAAATTTCGATCAAGACTCCATTTACAAACCCTTTTACTGATCGCATTTCCTCGCTCCTGCAAGTTAAAAAATATCCTCGTTACGCTGTGTCACCAACATACGGAAAGTTAAAGTAGGCATCGGCATTGGTTTCCGGTGCGCCACCAGCAACCGTTCCCAGCACGATACCGACGATATGCTCAAGGCCGGACGTTGCCACATCGTCTAAAGCACCCGAAGTTGCGGTGCAGTAAAGTGCAGTACCCACTGCGCAATCGGTCAGCACCCGCACAGAACCCTTGCCGTAGACCTGAATCCAAAAGAACTCGTTGTCAGCAACCGCTGCCATAGCTGCACCGCATGAAAAACCAGCACCGGCACCCGGCGCGGTGGATGCTAAATCGGTCATTTCCGCCTCAAAATCAGAATCAATGACGCAAATATACCCAGCCGCAGTAACGACTTCTTGTGCATGAACGTACAGATATTGCTTGGTGCCTAGATTGCCTGTCTCACCAAGAGTGCCAACGGCAAAATCTGGTGTCGCAGTTGATGCGAGAACCTCTGATTTCGTTAGCCCTATGATAGTTGACATATTAATGTCCTCCTAAAGAAATGGCCCCCATTACTGAGGGCCACTCTGATTACGCGGCGATAGCGCCCGCGATGTTCTTGCGAACCCAACCGAACTCGTTGTCAGCAAACAAAATTGAGTTTTCCCATGTACCTGAACCGTCCGTTGCCTGACCCACTGCGGTAACCGCAATGTCAGTCTGATTGGCGGCAATAGCACCACCAGCCTGAACGTACATACACATATCACTCAAATTGCACAACCCCGTCGTACCAACTGCGTACTTTGCGACAGTTGTACGAGCATCAAAATCCACACCAAACAGTGGAGTAACTACAAAATTGGTATTAGCCACGTTATTCCCCTGTTAAGTCCAGATTACGCCCTGACGAGCGCCATTGGACATGGTGAGATTGCCCGCCCATACCAACGGTACAACCATTGCATCCTGATTAACCGAGGACTTCTTCTCCATCGGTACCCAGTTCCGGTTGGAATGTGGGCGCAGATAAATGTAATCGGTGTTCAGGAAGTACATGGTGCTGGTTGGAATGCCGGAATCGCCGTCGTAAATAACGTCAGCCGTTACATACCTCAGTGATTCAAACCCTGCGGTTGCCGTGGTATCACTGGAGATACGTTGAATATCTGTCAGTGAGTCCCAGAAAAGGCTGTAGAACAATTGACCGGTTACAATCAGGTCAACCGTATCTTTTCCGCGTGACGTTTCCAGCCACATGGCCTGCATCTCGGTTCTCATGTGCGCTGAGGTTGTCAGCGTTGCATCGCCGGATGTTTGATTGCGCCAGAACGAATTGGCCGAATCAGAACGATCAATACCACCAACAATGCCGGTGGATGGGTCGTCTGCGATCAACAACTGCAAGCCACCAATTTCCTTACCGGAAGAACCGGTACCGTCAGAATAAACTGCGGTAGACATATTGTTGGCTGCCGTTCGTTTGGCGTTTTGGATGCGTTTTTCCAGTAACGGAATAACGCGCTCTTTGCCGGTATTCTGTACTTCAACTTCAAGCCCGGAAGCCGATACGTTCACAGATGCCTGTTTCCAGTCAAACTCTGCTGCGGTAAAGACATCGCTTGGGCTGATGTCGAGTATTTCATAGCCGGTGTAGAACTGGAACGTACTGTTTTCAGCGTATTCGAGTTCTTCGATGATGACGTTACCACCTGTGGCTGCTTTCACGTTACCCTTTTGATTCAGTCTCGCCAACAGTGCGTTGGTGTTGGAGACATTATCAGCAAATTCTTTGTTTCGTGATTGCAGTGTGGTGGTAAGTATCTCTGTCCAATCTGCATTTGGCACTATAACTCACCTCTGATAGATTTTTCGTAATTGTCAGCAAGAGAGTCACCAATGGATACTGCTGTTTTTGGCTTCGGTGATGAACCCCGTCCATTGACGGTCTTGGCAGCCTTGACGGCTTTACCAGCCGCCTCGGTGTTGTCTGCCGCCAGCTTATCAGCCTGTTCCTTGGCCTTGGTTTCAATCACAGAATCCCGATACTCAGGAACAGCCCATACTGCCTGCTTGTAAGCAGCGTCCATATCGGTGACACGACCTGACTGCAATAGTCCGGCCATGACTCCCTGAACAGCAGAAAAATGGGGATGCTCTACATTATCGTTTTCATCAACAGCGTCTTTGAATTGAGAAATCTCTGCGAATATTGCTTGCTTGCGGTTGTTCTCCGCTGTCAGCAATTGATTCCCAGCATGATTTTTCAGTTGTGTGACTTCTTCTTTCAATTTACGAACTTCCGGATCGATATATTCATCGGCATCCGGCACGGTTTTATCAGTCGCTGACAATTGCTTTTCATCAACACCATAACTACGAGCCAACCATTTAAGACCCTCCACGGGATTGTTTTGCAAAACAGACTGGGCATTCAATAACTGCTGAATAACCTGTGCCTCGCTAACACCCGGCGGGACTAAGTGCTTGAACGGTTCAAACGCATCACGAAATTGCTTCAATTCCTTTGACTTTTCTTCAATACCCTTATGTGCATTGGTTTCAAGCCTAAGCGCAAACTCGCGCCCGCTATCATCCATTGACATAAAGGCTGTCTGATCTTCTTTCGACCAGTGTTCCGGCGGGACTACCTCATCGACAACTTCTTCGACCCCGGCTCCCTCCGTTACGGATGGTGTCTCAACAGAAACATCATCAGTAGCGGTTTGCTTGTCGAACTCGGCATTCAATGCCTCGGTCAGACTAACCTCTGCGCCCTCAATCTCAGCCGTTGCATCGACAACTTCTTCGACTTCCTCGACTACTACTTCTTCGCTTTTTTCGCTCACTTCATCCATTTTGGTTTCTGATCCCCTACTTCAATCAAGTTGTTACGCCGCAAATACTCGCGGTGCTTGGAACGCGATGATATCACCGTACCATATTCCGGCCCCACTACTCTATATGCATTTATATCAGGGATAATGGTGGCGGATAAATTCAATACCCTCTGATACGTTTTCTCCACCATCTTACCGATGGATTTATCGTAGATATACGTCCTATGAGACAATGGAACCACCCACTACCTTGCCGTTTTCACGCTGTAGCTTGAGAGTCTTGCTGCCACCCTCGGCGCTTGCCAGTTCCGCACCGGCAATCTGACCTTCCTCGTCGCGAATGATCCTGAAGCCCGAATTGATGGGTACCACATTCTCGCCACGTTCCTTGCGTACCTTGGCATCCAGTATGGCAATCTCACGACCAGCCTTTTGATCGCCAATCCCCTTAGCACGAAGTTCAGCATCAGCCAAAGCGTCCTTGCGACGTATTTCAGCTTGTGCTTCAGCATCCTTGCGGGCAATACCAGCGTCTGATTCTTTATCTTTGCGTTGCTGCTCGACTTGCACCTGTTGCGCTAGGGCTTCTGCCTCTGCCGCGACGGCTTCGGCCTCTGCTTCGGCCTCTGCTTCAGCAGCTTCGCCCTGATTTGAGAAAGCAGCGACGAAATCCTCTATTTCCTGCTCCACATCACGCGCAATGTTGAATTTCCGCGTCATCCACAAGAGCATTTTGCCCAGTGGTTCCATCGCCGCAGGATTGGCCTCCACGATAGGCATAATGGATTGCAGGTACTGCGACATGGCCGATAAAAACTCAGCCACACCAGCCTTTTCTTTTTCTTCATCAATGGCAATGGTCGAATCGGTTTCAATATCAATAGTAAAAGTACGTAAAGCATCGGATCGCATGATCGCCTTCATTTCATCGGTGACTTCAACACCGGTCATAAGACTCAATGTTTTGGATGAAAAATGCTCTGACATGATTTCGGCTTTTATACGAATCAGGTCACGCAAATAGCGTTGCGTTCTTTGTTGTTTCGGCAGTAAACGCCTTGACGCAAAGTTGGCTTTGAGTTGCTGTGCGCCCTTGGTTTCGCGTGGGTCTGTCTGCCCGCGTTGAATGTCGGAAATACCAATGAGTTCGTAAATGGCTTGCGACAGGGATTGCCGCTGAATCAGCAAGCGTTGCCAAACCTCGGCAATCTCTT